AGGGCCAATCTCTGCCATTACCGATATGAACGTAGGTGCATCTACCTCACTTAACAACATGTGGTTCCAAGACAAAGTTCCTTCAGAAGACCTAAAGAGTGGTTTCCAACAAATGGCGTTCAACGGTGTTTTTGGTCCGCTAGGCAGTATGGGTGAGCAAATAATGTCTGGTATAGACGACGCTAACAAAGGTAACTTCAACAGAGCGATAGAGAAGTTCTCTCCTGCGTTTATCCGCGGAGGTTTCAAAGCTGCACGTTTGTCCGAAGAGGGGGAGTCTACTGCGTCAGGGTTTAAGCTCAAAGAAGCAGAGTGGTATACCACGGGTAAGATACTAGCCCAGACTCTAAACTTCTCTAGTACTGAGGTTGCGGAAATACAGAAAGCTAACTTCCTAGCTAAGCAAGTAGCCGTGAGTATAGAAAAGGATCGTACAAAGGTTCTAAAATTACTCGACACTGCAATCGCTAAGTACAATACGAACCCGACGGATGCTAAGTGGGGAGCAGTGGATGAGGCTTTGCACGGGGTGCAGCAATACAACTATGTTAACGGTTTCTATCCGATAGATATGGACACTATTAACAAGTCACTCAAAGGCAGGGCTGAGACTAGAGCGGGGGCATGGCAAGGGCTGTCAGTATCTCCTACGCTAGCACCGTTTATCTACCCGCTAGTTCGAAGTAGTCGAGACTAAAAAAACCCCGCATTGCGCGGGGTAAGCCGAGTCAAACACGCCAGAGACGGATACCTCTGATGCCTTCCTCGATTACCACTTTCATGACTATGTTTAATCGTAGCCTGTTAGTGGTAGTCAAGATTTGTTCTTTTGCTATATCAGAGTCTAAGCACGGGATAAAAATAGAAGTCCCACGCTTAAACCCTCGCCAGTTAACGTCGTAATCAACCCGCTCTACTATCATCAGTTTCTTCTTCCGGCGGCAATATACTCTGAGCAATGCCTGAGAAGTCTGGGTGAGAGCAGTCGAACACTAGAGCGTGCACTCCGGGCGAAACAATCTTCATCCCTTTAGATAGCCGCTTAGTTACAGTACCCAAGAAAACTCCCTGCGCCTCTAACTCTTTTAATGTCTCTTTGTAGCTGATCTGCGTTTCCACGCAGTCTTTCTTAAACTTGCTAGCCACAATAAACATCTTGTTAGTGTCGGGTTCAAAACGGATTAACAACTCACCCTTCGGCTCCATAGTAGGCAGCTTAGGCATAGTGTTGCGCTTGTCGATGTCGTCCTCTACTACGAGCACATTGTTTACATGCCTGTTGTAGAAGTCACCTATAACTGCACTTGAACTTTGCATAGGTGGTTCAGTCTCGTGTCGTAGTTCGTGAATCATACTAGTAGCCCAGTTATAAATTGCAGTCATATCCCAGTCGATCAAACCTATACGCCGTGCGATAAGCCCGCCGGTGATGTTACATGCAAGGATGCCTGACCAGAAACGTTCTCGTTGAGTAAGCTTTAACTCCGTGTCTATCTTGCGCTGTATAGCTAGTAATGCTTCCACTACACTCTCCAAATTGTTAATCAGGTACTCTGCGTACAAAGGTCCTGCGTGCCCGTAGTTTTCGAGGAGCTGGTGGTCAAACATTCCCTTAGCTTCCTCCGTCGAGATTACGTTTACATCGGTATACTCTATCTTATACTCTAGTAAGCGCATCATCTCACCGTCAGGGTTTGCTTTTAGCGAGGCTAGTTTCTCGTAGAAGGCAGCGTTAGAACTACACAGCGACAGGTTCTGCCACATAGTATGGTTCTGGCGCAGCTCGTTTGACGAGGCTTTTACCCTGTGCTTACCCCGTCCCTGCGACATACTGTATGCCAACTGTGAGAACTCAAGCGGGGGTGTGTTCGTCATCTCGTCCACGGTGTAGCAGATGTTGTTCATGATACCCAACTGCATGATCTTGGCATTCATAGTATCCGCGAAGCTTGCACATAACTTCTTAGGGTCACCCATTATGCTGTTAACCATATAGAGAATAGTAGACTTACCTGTACCCGACTTGGGGTGGATCACGTTTATTATTGCGCCGTTCTGACCTACGAACTTAAACAACAACGAACCAAACCCAGTAAGCGTGGCGAAGGCATGAGGTTCAAGACCCGGCCTACCGTACAGAGAGAACACTTCTTTCCACTTCTCTAACGAACCTTTGGGAACCATAAGCTCTGCAAGGTCTGCTGTAGTAGATGAAGGGGGGCTATGATACGTGCCATCTGTAGATATTTCTCGGTCACCAATAATAAACTTGCTGTCTTTATCGGCCCAACCAAATTGCGTACGCATTTGTTCAGCTTTTTTAGTCACTTGTAGCTCCTTAATAGAAAGGAATATGTATAAATGTAATAGGTCAAATTTCTTGGGGGTGCATATAACCCCGTAAGAGGCCAGTGCTTTACGCAGGTCTGTCTTCTCTGAAACTTGAACATTAGTGAGTACGAACTCTTTAACCCCATCGCGAGGCAGGTGCAGCTTCAAAACTACTACATCCCCCCACTGTGGGTCGTTCATACGCTTGAGCACGTAAAGGTCGTGCTCGTAGATCAAGACGGGTTCCGCTTCGTCCTCCCCCGGTGGTACATAATAGATACCCCCAGTCTTACCTCGGAAGAACGGTTGTGGATACTCAGGTATCTTGTGCTTAGGGGAAGGCGTCTCTGTAAGCTCATCTTCGAGCCGTACCTCAGAAACTATATTGTCTTCCGCAGTCGCTTGTAATACCTCTCGACCTAACACTATAGGCCCGCTTATCTTGCCCTTGTGTGGGCAGCCTTCGCAGCCTCCGGGATTATTACGTTCAAATACTGCGCAGCCATGTGGCCCTCCGGCATTAGATGCCTTCGCGTCTGCGTTAGAGAACGAATAATCAGGGTGCTTAGAAGACATCTTTACGATAGCTTCATCGCGGTCTATACACTTGTTAGCAACAGATAACGCATCGAACCATCGAGGTTCAGCTAGCACCGCTTGGTTCTTGTAGCAGTCTAGGAGTTGTTTACACCCCGTACCCTGCGCACTTCGAATCATAATCTTGCTGAACTTCGTGATGCTGTTACCGCCGCCGCTTTGCAAATACTGCCCTAGAGCAGTACCGCGTCTCGCGGGTTTCTCAAACGGTTTCTCCTTAACCCCTAAGAGGTCAGAGAATTCCTGTAGTGTTACAGGCTCAGCAGTGTTTATTACACTTACTGGTGTAGGTGGATCGTCTTTAAAGTTGTATGTGCCCGGTATACGTAATATGCGAGCGACTTCAAAGACAGAGCTGTCAATGTAGAACTTGTGAGTAGTACAGAGTTCGCGCAAACGTTCTGCAACTGGCTCCCACTCTTCTCTTGTGACTTCTTCCGTAAGCGCCCAGTATACGTGTAGGCCGCGTCCAGAATTGACGATTATAGGTTGAGGCAAACCAATTAACTTACAGAACCTTTTGAGTTCTTGTATGCCTGTTGCTTGGTCTATGTACCCTTCAGGGACGTTAGTCTCAGGGTTTACTTCTGCCTTACCTTCACCGCAGTCTATGTCTAACCAGAAGGACTTAAGCCCCTGCACGTTATTCTTAGTGCGGTTATCGCCAGTCTTATACTTAGCTAATCCGTAGAAGACGTTTCTTTTTTGTTTTACGAACAGGTCTGTCAGTTCGTCTAGTTCTTCTCTGGTAGCTACAAGTTCTTGTCTGACATCTTTGCCCTTTATACCCACTATAGCAAACCACCCATTGGCGGGATGTACTGTGTTTAAGAGGTCAAAATCAGTCATTTGCTTTTTTCAGGGGGAATAATCCCCCCAAGATTCCTCGGCTTTAAAAATAGTTTGGTTTGTCTAGCTAAGTGACTCTATTAGTTTTTCGACGGCTGGCATAGAACTTTCTTGTGGAGACGTATCCCCACAGAACCAGTTGTATACAGTCTGTCTGCTAACCCCGAGCCTATAGGCAACTTTCGATACAGGAAAATCATTGCGTATGCAGACTCTCCCAAGACGAACGCCTATAAGCTTTCGGTTAGCTTTCTTGTTTATGTCAATCAGCCTTGCGCTGTATCCATACACCATAGATTACTCGTCATTAGCCCAGTCTGATAACACGTCAGCAATATCATCTTTAAGAGAGACAGTGTCCTTCTTAGATGCACGTTTGACAGGCTCTTTCACCTCTTCAACTTCAGGCTCATCGTCCGGCTCGTCTGAACGCGTTACTACTGGCTTGGCTTCTGCCGCAGGGGGTAGCTTCTTAACATTGTCAGCTTGCGCTACTGTTATCTGCGTATAGCGTTTTGCTTCAGGGTTAGCTTGGGCAGCGAGTACCAGTTCATATTCCGCGTCACTAACATTGCGTACTGGAGAGAACAACAGCTCCATAGAGTCTGCATTCAAGTCGTAGCTTATAGTAGTAACGATGTTATCAGGTGACTCTCTGTTCGCCGCTAGGAATCCTAAGTAGCTTTCGAAAGGATGCACATTGCCTACGCCCTTACCGAACAAAGACTTAGCCGGAATGTTAAACTGGTATATATCACCAGACTTATCACCCTCAACCAATACAGAGATACGACGTTGGAAGCGGCATGCACGACCACCGTTCTCACCAGAACCCTTAATGTTTTGAGGGCATGTGGCACAGCTTGTACCCTGCGGATCGAGCGCACTGGCTTCAGGCTTGTCGCCCATGTTTGACCAACAGTTTGGTAGCGTTGCGTCTTTTTTAGGGTCATATTTCTCCTTGTAAAAAACGCGAGATACTGTTGGTAGTGCCCATACTATAATAACGTTAATCTCTCCGCGTATTGCGTCACCGATCTGCTCACCATTAACCAGACGCTTGAACGTGCCATTGGTATTGGTTTGGATACGGCGGCTCGTAATACCGCTAGAAGACTTCGCTAACTCTTGAGACAGTGCGCTAGGGGCACGGTTACTGGCTATTACTTCTGACTGCTGCTTAAAGATAGATACTTCATTGCTCATTTTTGTCGTCCTTATTTTGTCGTTGGTTTTCTTACTTGTACTGTGTAGCGTTTGTCAGCCTGAAGCCCCATAGGTAATTCATCGGGGTTTTCTTCAAGGAATTCTTGCATCGCTCGGTTGTTGATTCTACGTTCTAACAAGTGGGCAGCGTCATGCTGCTGTATAAAGTCGTACATAGAATCCCAATCGCTAGTCCAATATCTGGAGGTAATGCGTCTAGATATAGTTCCGGCAGGGGTTTTTATGCTATCAGAGTTTAGTCCGTTGCAAAGTTTTAATAGCTTATCTCCTAGCAATTCATACTGCTCTTT